GCCCATACTTAACTGTTTCTTCACTCATAACTTATTAGTCATTTAATTGTTGCTTATTCTTTCTAGCAAATCCTTTGACAGTACTCTCTTCTCTATCTAATCTCTCTTCAATAGCTTCTAGACGAGTTACAATCTCTGAAAGGGCATTGTTAATATCCTCTACGATGATGTTATCGTTCTGCTCTAACTGAGCGATATGCTCAGGAGATACTCTAGGCTCTCTATTTTTACTAGGGAGTTTAAAGATAATGTATGCACCTAATGCTGTTGGCATTACTGCAAAAAAGAACACGAAGAGTGCTGCTACTGTGTGTAGGATGTTTACCATAACTGTAATATAAGAAATTATTATTTATTAAACAACTTTATCTACTTTTTATTAATCCAACGAATTCTTCCGTCTTTATAAAGTACTTTGTGTTGACGAGAGGTTTCGTCTAATATTTTAAGTATACCTTGTTCTTCTTTTGATATGATTCCATCTCCATCTAAATCAAACTCATCATCAACTACCTTCCAATCTTCTTCTTCTTGCTGCTTATATCTTTCAGCTGCTTGTTCTAGAGCTTCATTAGGCTCTTTTTCTGAGTTTAGTATTTCTTCTATGTCAAGATGAACAGTCTCTTCTTTCCAATCCTCTCCTTCTTCAAATAAATCTCCATCTACAAACTTCTCTCCGTAGATGTTCTCTTTCACCTTAGGTTTAAGTTGAGCAAAGGCAAAGTTAGCTGCTACCACTAATGAGATTGCTAGAGGGTCAAATACAAATATTATAATTAATAGGAGGTAGTTAATTATACTATCCATTCCTATACCCGTAAGATCGGATAAATATTTCAAAGGACCAAGCTCTCCGGCTAAATCATTTCCAGTTTTTACTTCTACTATCTCTGTTTCAAGATCGAAGATAGATTGGTTCACACCATCGATCTTTTCATTAAGTACGTCCTGTCTTTCTAAAGCTTGATCTAATTGTCTCTCAAATGCTCTCCTATTAGACGACGAGGTAGTTGTTATTATCTCTCCTGTCTCTTTGTCTTTATATTGAATCTTATTGCCAGCTAGTCCTGCTCTTAATTCTGAGATAGATTGATTAAGTGCTTCCTTCTCTTCAGTATAGCCGCTTAGCTGTTCAGTATAGTTATTCCTCTTTACTTCTAGAAGTTCTATCTGAGCATCTAAGTTACCTGCTTTGTTGGCTGTCTCTTGATAAGCTGCTGATAAGAAGCCGTAGATACCCATTGAGGTAATCAGTACCAACACTACTAACGCTATTGATAGATAGACTTTAAGTAATCTAGATAACTCTTTTCTATATTGATATAATAAAGAAGCAATGACTAATTTAGCTACCTCTAATGAGCTAGCCATAATAATTACTTCGAAAGATGCTCCTGCAAATAATTTAGATAGTCCGCTTACTGAGTAGAAAGCAGCAGAGGCTGATACTGATAAAGCTGATAAGGCTATAATAAAAGGGAATACCCTCTTTTGAATCTTTTCTAACATTAAGCATAAGGTTTATGTTCTCTTTCCCTTGTGCTTATCTATGCGATCTAAGATCTGATTAAGTTCATCCATGTGAATAAAACCGGCCATTGAGGCATTCTTTAGAGCAGAAATAAGCTGCAGGATCATAAAAGGTATGATAATTGTTTCAGATAACCAACCGGCTCCTACAAAACCTTTTTCGACCATAAGGATGGATGTTAGAATTAACACCCATCCAAATGCTCTTTGTAATACTTTCAAAGCTTTCCTTGTTTGGAAACCTTCTCTTTTAATTCCAGCAATGATACCAAAGAAGCCATCTATAAAGACTACGCTTATTAGACCTAAGTACTGCTCAGCATTGTCCATAGTGAGCTGCATAAAATATGTGCAAGCGAATGTCAAGATAGCGACTATTGATGTTATTACTGTTGTTGTTTTCATCTTATGCTTTCCAAGGTTCGTAGTAGGTCTTTCCTGCTGAGTTTCTCTTTGCTGCTAAGATTTGACCTCTCTGTGGACCACCTTTCTTATATGAAACGTGTACCCAGTCAGGTCTTTTACTATCACCAAACTCCCAGATTAACTGATCGAATGGTAAGTTCTTTCTAATATAGTGGAACACTTCTTCATTCTCTGGACCTTTTCTATCGTCCATATCAATATCAACTGCTTCACCTTTACTGTGTTGAGAGGTCTGTGAACCGCCAATTGCTTTATTCAATTCGTATGATCTATATCCTGATGATAGGAAGATAGATGTACCGAAGTGATCTCTGATTGGTTGTACTATATTCTCAAACAACTCTAAAGCTGCTTCAGCATGCTCTAAAGAAGGATTGTTGTCAATACCTTTTCTTTTAGCTGTGCTTGATGCTACAAACTCTTTCATTGAGAAGTTAGCTGATAGCTTTTCTGGAAGCTCTGTTAGACCAGCTTTCTTTTCTTCTTTAACTTCTACTGCGCCTCCTCCTAAGAGTCCGGCTGCTTTTAAAGTTGCTTCATCAGCAATACCTGTGTTAGGTAATCCTTTTAAAAATTGAAATACTTGAACACCTGCTACTGTCTTAGGTCCGTAAACACCAACTGGGTCTAGTCCTATGGCTCTTTGTAACTGCGATACGAGTTCCCCCTTATCTCCTTTATTTAACCTCATACTATCCTATTTCTTCTTCTTCGTCCTTACTATCTTTCTTTGCTAGAGTCTTAACTGCTCCATCGATACCAAATGAACCTAATGTAATAATTACAAAAGAGTTAAAGATTGTATCAGAAATAATAAGCTCCATTCCTAAAATACCTGTGACTACATCCGCTCCAGCGAAGATAGCCATAACTGCGAATGATGCAAAGCCAACTATGTTCTTTTCGTTGAACTTGTTATCGTCTTTAAAAATATCAGAGAACGCCATAAATTTTCTTTTTATAAATTTTAACATGGCATAACTAGTTTTAGTGAAACTTATTTAGTATAAATAGCTTAGTCTAGAGCATCCACCAATGATTCTTTTAATGCAACCGAGAAAGCTGTCTCGTTTAATGGTAAGGTCTCATCCTTAAGCTGAGTGATGGTAGAACGTGCTGATGTCTTAGCTACACCCTCTCCGTAATACTTCTTACCATCTATTGTGATTTCGGTAACAACTATTGTCTTTTTTTGTTTAATCTTGAAAGGACCTATCTGAATACCTTTGGTAGGAGACTTTACTTCTAAGATTCTAACTTCTACTCCAGACCCATCATCACATAAAGCATATCCATTATCTTGTAATAGTTGCTCTACGATTGGTCTTGTTCCTAATTGTACTCTGTTGCTATCCACTCCCGGAATAGAAAACATAGCGAGTACCAAACTTACTACATAGCAATTGATCATTGTGTTATCTTTTTATTTGGGGTTAATTGTCTAAACTTTCCTAACGTAACTATATAAAATCTATCTGTGTCTTTAAACTTTCTTACATCACTTCGAGGATACTTCTTATGATAGTTAAAAGTTGTAGCGTTTACTTCTATATCATCCTTCTCACTCTGATTGTAAATGGCATTCTCTTTCACCGGATTACCGCTATCAAAGTGCCACCATATCTCTTTTACATCTTGATACCCTACAACCTCATCACCATCGAAGTCTACAATATGAAAGTCCCATGAGGCTAAACTAGATGGGAACATTCTCTTATACATCAAGAAGTTTAAATCATCCTCAGTAATAGAACTCTCAAACTTTGATGCATCAACTATAACTTCATAGCTGTAGTTGTTAGGGTTGGAGAAGGTTAAGGTGCCAGAAGGTCCGGTAGTCTGTGTTACTAATGTGTCTTGTACTCCAACAAGTACTTCATTCTCTATATGCCATGCTTGTCCGTTAGTGTAGTTGGCTGTACTTATAAAATTGTTTGCTATCCAAGATGATCCGTTTGAGAGTCCTATTTGTTCTATATTAGATCCATCTGCTAAGAATTGTCGGAGGACTACTATAATTGATTCATTATCATTGCTGGGGAAGTACATATCAATCTTTGTATTGATACCACTTACATTATACTTGTAGCTTCCTTCATACCTAATTCTAAATACATTCCCTAATGAAGCATCATTATAAGTCTCAGTCGATACATGTGACATATTATTATCCGTAGAGCCATTATTAACTGATGTGAAGTGTAATGTAGGTACGTTAGGTGCTGATGCTGAACTAACATAACTATTGT